TGCGCCCAAAAATAAGCCTGTATTTTATTACGAACACCAGAAGCATTTACTTTCTTAGGGCTTGTTGCAGATTTATCAGATGGCAAATAAAATATCTCCTCTGCATCAGTCTCAGGATTGACCCACGTTAATTCAACGCCATCATAGTCATTTTGATTGCCAAAGGAAATATTGCGCTGCTCTGAGTTTGGCATTTTGTTTCTATGATTGAACAGCAATACTGAAATATCTGTTTCTTTTTCGAATGATATTTTAATCTTGCCAGACTGCCTGTAAGCGTGGCAATAAATCGCCTTGCATAGTGTTGTTAACATCTCTTCGAAAGATAAATTATCATTATCAAATGTATAATTAAATTCGATTGCTTTGCTGGTGCCAAAATAAGCCTCAATCTCTGAAATCGTATCGTATATATTGTCAACATCAAGATTAGCGATGTTTACACGGCCAATTAGCGCATCAAGTGCCATTGCACAAATAATATGATCAGCCCTCGAGGTGGCGGTTAATGATGTCGTAAATGTATCACCGCTTATTCTTGTTGGTATTTTTCTGTGCGCCAATAAATTCAATTTTCTCTCTTTGACCGAAGTCGCTCTTGGAGTCGCAATAACCTTTGAATAAATAGTCGTTACATCACCAAAATTTAACTCAGAAACATTTTTTACTATAAAAATATCTTTCAATTTTACTTCATCAACAACATTACCAGAGAATGATGTGTCTGTGTCGGAGGTGCGCCTTACTGTTATTTTGTATCGCTTGCTTGTTGCAGGCGTTATTTTAAATGTTTTTGCCCGTGTGGATTGCACAATATTAGAGCCCTCAATAGTATCTGTATATTGTTCTAAGGTGCCATCATCAGAAAATGATGCATCAACTGGCTGCATGTCGATTTCAATATCTACATCAACCCTTATTTGAGTTGATCCGCTTTTTTTGTATAAACCATTCTGTGCAATAATATTTATATATACGCTGTCTATATTTTCTTGATCTAAAATAAATGCACCAATTTCACGATCAATATCAAGCGATAATGTAACATTTTTATATTCTGTATTGTGAGCAGGTGAATAATCTGTCTCTATATCCGCCCATTCAGCATTAACCAAATCAGGATCAACAAGAACCATACCGAAAGAAACAATACTTTCAATTTCATAAGTTCCATTTAAATTTACATCTGTGTAATCCGCATCTGTAACCACTACAGATTGACCAGCTTCGAATTGACCCTCAAATATTCCAGCAGTCGATGTTTCAAAGAAATATTTGAATGCAGTCGCAGGATTACCATAGTCTTGTGTGTTGTCATAAGCACGCATTGGATATGCCTCTAGCACGTTTTGGTTTGGTGGGTTAAGCACTTGCCCATTAACCTCATTAACGCGAATGGTCGTGACCAATGGATCACTTATTGCATCGCCAATAGTTAATTGTGCTGTTCCACTATTTGGTGATGTATTGGGGGCATACACCTCAATAGATGTTCCATCAATGCGACTTGCTGGAGTGTCGCCATCTCGAATATCAGAAACATCATAAGATCCACGCCCAACACACGAGTAAGATATCTCTATTTCAGTATTGTCTTCATATATTGTGTATGGTTGTGCTATAAGGTCAGGTGTTGACCGCACAAGGCCATAAATATCCGGTATTCTTGCATTCGGACGCGCCTGATTGCTTCTTGATGATAGTTCATTATTCGGGCTTGTTGTCCTAGTGTTTGCCACTGGATTGGGTGTTTCAGGTGTGCCAAAAAAATTAAATATAGATAAAAATTCACCAATAAACTGGGTCGCATCATCAGGATAAACAACAACGTGGAGCGTTTCAGGGTGCGTTACTTTATCAATATCATCCTTGTCATTAATTTCTATAATATTTTTAGCAGAAACTTCACTAGAATAAAATTTTGTGTTTTTTGGCAATTTTCCACCAAAAAAATTAAATAAGCATACCTTGGTATTATTGATATCTTGGTCAAAAACTACACCCTCAACAGGCTTTGATATGATTAAACGCTGCATGAATAAAACCTTATCCTTTTAAAATATCTTGTCGCAACATTAACTGGTTGGTATTCAGCACCACCGCTCCTGAAGTGTAATATTTTATTTTTATATAATAATCCAATATGATTTTCATGTTTGTTTGACATGAAGCACAGAAGCGTCTTATCTTTTATTTCAGTCTCTAATTTAAATGATTTTCGTGGCATTGCTTTGATTTTTTGCCAATTCAAAACACTGGATAAATCGCAACCGGTTATAATTTTAAATGCGTCTATCACAAAATGAGAGCAATTATATTTATTTATATCATATAAAGAAATGTTTTGCACATCGAGCGATATCACCTCCATAGGGCTTGTTAATATATCGCTTCTAAATAAACGATATATCAGAGACGGTTTCTCACTATATGAGCCAGCATTATTGATTAAATCTATCTCCAGGGGCAATACTTCACCCAAGTCACCAAGCATAATTTCCAATGATTGGTCTATATTCTGCCTGTCATCACCACGATTGATAGACATGGGGTAATAATCAAAAGAAACGGTTGCACCACTCTCAAGTGTCGCTGTTAATCCGCTCGTTTTATTCCTCACAATTCTATATATTTGTGATATATCGCTATGAGATAGTTCTATCGTTTCCAACATTACGACATCTGAGGTGGTCGATAGAAAAAACTCACTAAAATCTGTCATATTGCGGCCGGCATATCTACATTAACAAATTGCTCTAAAGCATTAATAACATCCCCATAATCAGCGCCATAGGTTTCATATAATTCAATTAATAATTCATCTTCTGCTTCATCTCTTGTGATTGGCTTTACCTCAAGACCAAGAGAAATATAAAATAAATTTGCCTTATGCTGTGTTAATTTTAAAGAGTTTTTCTTTATTAACGCTTCATGCTCCACCAAAAAAGCATCTTCGGTTTTTAAATCTATTGTGAATGGCAAGGCACCGCTTTTTATTCTAGTGCGATAAAATGCCATAAAGTATCTATACTGGTCACCATCTAATATAAACTGGCAATTTACATCACCATAAGAACCCAGTTTATCAAGTCTCTTCCTAGGCGCACCACCATCAAGATCAATACTAACGACCTCGTCCTTTGGTGCGTAACTATAACCCTGAATTAACGGAACTAATAATAATTTAGCCATTACCGCCTCCGATCAACTTTGAAATTTGATTGCATTGACCTCGATACACGCGAGTTTGAATTGCCAAGTTCACGCCCTATAATATTAGGTGCCTCATTTGCCACAACGCGCATTGCGATTATTTCTATATGGTTATCATCGATATTATTCTGCTGAAATTCTACGCCCTGAACTTGATTGACAATAGTAACAACAACGCCACCTGATCCGCCACCCCCAAGTTTATTATTAGGCGTTACCATGCCGCCTTTATTGCCAGTCATTAAAAAGCTATCGCCACCGATTGTAAGCATCTCAGGTCTATTATTCTCACCAACACGATAAGTCGAATTAGCTGATACATTACCGCCAGCCATACGGCCGCCCTGAAAGCTTTGTGAAGATATGGCGGCCACTTGCGCTGCTGAGAATGCTATTGACGTGGCAGCGAATGCACCACCAAGTATAGGACCGCCCATTTGGTTTCCCATCTTCCAAGCATGCATGGTTGCCTCTACACCTGCGATAATAGCTTTCCCCATTGATAAAGCTTTATTTAACTCAAAAGCCTTTTTAGAAGTGGCAGATGCCGCTTGCAATGTCTTTTCCATGCCACCGATAGCAGCGTCCGCTTCCTGAGATGATAGAAATTTAGCAAGCTTCAATTCTTTTCCAGCAAAAGCTGCTTTTGCAAGATAGTTCTTTTTATACTCTTCTTCTAGTTTTTTTCTGTCTTTCTCTTCTTGCTTGGCTCGTGTTTCATTTTGTATGTTTCTTAAATTTTCTGCCTCTTGCATTTCAAGTTGCTTAAATTCCTGCTCAGTGATGATTTTTTGCTCTAAAAATCCGCGAAGCTTCTCAAGCCTTGCCTGATAGTTTAAATCCTCTAACGCAAGCTGACGCTCAAGGTCGTTTTGCATTGTTTCTGCTTTGAAATTAGCATATTCTCGCTCAAGACTTAGCTTTCTCTCCTCACGCTCGCGCCTAATTTCTAATAGCCTATTGGTGACATCGAGTTCATTCTGTGCCTCGAGTTCATTGCGCTGTTGACTGTTAATTAATCCATTTTGAGAAAATTCCTCAATAAGCGCTTGACGATCTGAATATTTTTTTTCAGCAATTTCTTGTTCTTTTTTGAATTTATCCTGAATTAAATCAATCTCAAGCTGTGCGTATTGCCTTTGAAGGTTAATGCGATCATCCAATTTGCTTTTTATATTGCCACTGGATTTTGATGCATTACCTCCGCCTGTTGCTGTTTTGCTATCTGGAATAACTGACGCATCTTTGACCGCAGGGCTTGTGCTTTTATTTATATTAGGCAAAGATTTATTCTCAAGCTCTAATATTTTGTTTTGGAGTTCTGCTTCCTCTTTAAATAACTGGAGCATACGCTCGCGCTTTATAGTGTCGGTCGCTGCTGTCGTTCCCAATCTAGCACCAGAAGCAGCAGCAAGGCTTCTCATACCAATACCAACTGAACCTGAACTGGCTAGTTTTTGTCGCTCTTTCTGATTTTCCTCTAGCCGCCTTTTAAGCTCACTTGAGGCCGCTCTTTGAACACTTACAAAGCGCTGTAAAAAAGCATCTAATGCCGCTGTACTTGCTGCAAGGGGATCGCGAATATTCTCATATATATCCTCGCCAATAGCCTGAAATGTTGCGGATAATCTGCCCTGTTGGACTGTCAGAGTATTAGACATTCCCTCTGCTTCTGATTGAAAGCTTTTTAAAGCAGGGATAAGCATATTTTTAAACATTTCAGATGTTACTTCACCATCATTGACCATCTTGCGAAGTGATCCTGATGCCATACCATTGGCTTGCTCTACTCTATTTAGAAGCCCGGGCAAAGGCTCCATGACCTGATTAAATTCCTCTGCTCGTACTATGCCCGATCCCATCGCTTGGGATAAGCCGTACATAATGTTCCCTAAATTATCCGAGCTGCCACCTAATGCGATTAAAGCATTATCTAAACCAATGGAAAGGTCTGTTGCATCTCTAAGGGATATTTGACCTGAATTAACAAATACAGTCATTTTAGAGAAATTATCAGATAGAGTGACAACGCTGTTACCAGTCTCGTAGGCTTGCTGTCGCAGGATAGCCATAGATGCATTAACAGCGTCTGTGCTTTTAAGCATATTATTAAGACGCGCCTCAGCCTGCTCCATAGGTCGCCCAGCATCGATTGCAAACTTACCAGCGGCAAGCCCTAAAGCGCCCATTGCCACAGATACACCAATGACAGCAGTCTTCATGTTTAAAAAAGATTTTTCAATTCCTTCAGAAGATTTTTTTACCTTATCTTCTAAGCGTCCAGTTTTGCCACCAAGATTATCGATCTTACGTCCTGCATCAACAACATCATTGTCATTGACAGCTATATCTAAGGGCTTAGGACGTTTATTTACTTTTTTTTCTAGCTTTTCAACCTTATCAATGGCCATATTTACTGATTTATAATCAGCAGAGATATTATAGAAAAGGTCACCTAAATTTAAACTCATCTTTTCTTTTTAGCCTTTTCGATAGATTTTTTTTCTTGATCTTGGTTATATTTAAAATAATCAAGCCAATCTTGAAACTCGCTAGATGGCATATCGTTTAATTCAATAACCATTTTTCCAAGTTTTTCAGCCACAAAATGCAGATTATACTTTAACTCTGCGCCTTTCTGACCGAATTTTACTTTTTTTCTGTCTCACCTCTTACGAAGCTAAGAACATCATTAATTAAATGCGCGAACACGCCATTGGCACCGTGATTAAAGATCGTATCTCTATCGGTCGGTTCAAATATTTTATTGCCATCTGCATCAGTAACCAAGTTGCACAAGTAATACATTGTAACATCAATATTAGCGTCATCTTTTAAAACACTCTTTCCATCATTATCTTTGGTAAAATAAAGCTGTGTTGCTTCATTTGATTCTTTGATTGATGGCTCGCGAATGAATAATTTTTCACCCTCAAAATCAAACTCAATTTTTTTAAAATCTTTTTTCGCTGATAAAATTTTATCTCTAATAGTCATATAGGCCTCACTTTATTATTAATTAAATACAAAATATCCGCGCCTTGGATATGCACCGCCATTGTATGTTTTATCATTCCCCTGGAAAGACAATGACTGCCCCACTAGGTCTGATATGCCCAAAGAATTTTCTATTGTCTCTGACTTAAACCAGCCGACCAGCTTCTCAGTCGCTCCATCCATAGAGCACTCAATTAACACATCTTCCGCATTATTTAAAGTATCAAAGAATAATGAGGAAGTCTCATAAAATCCGTTCAAACTTAGTGAGACATCTTTTATAGTCGCAACTTTTGACCTAAAATCGTTATCACTCACAAGGCTTGCAAATGTAGTGGCATCAACCACTTCTTGAGAAACATTGAAAGTCCCCTCATTGGCATAGGATATTGTTGCAACAGGGATATACTTGCCATCAGCAGTGATCGCGCCTGTTTTGTCCGCATTAACGAATTTTACGATGCCCTGCATCAAATCGATATATTCGATCTCGCTATCAGCAATAGCGACAGCATCCTCATAAAAAGTAAATGTTGTCGCTGGATCAATATCCCAGATACGCTTATCCGCATCAGTTATTTGAAACACCTGATCAGAGGTAACAACGCTTGTGGCTTCTGCTGTAAATGATACCGCTGTGCCGCCCTTTTTGAATAAGGCCTTGTGTGATGCTATAAAAGACATTTAACGCCCCTAAGATGCAAATGTTGCTGTAAGTGCGCCAGTACCTTGTAATGTAAGTGTTTTTGCTACCGAGTCTGTAAGATTTAAACCAATTTCAAAACCCTCGGCAATAACCTGGCCACTAAATCTATTT